GTTGGTCGCCACTCCGGCAGGTATTAATAATCAGGTAATGCCCATCATCATACAGTTGGTTCACGGTTACGGCTGCGTAAGGCTGCTGCCCGTCAATAGCGGGGTACTTTCCCCGGCTGATTGTACCGTCAAAGTCGATTGCGAGTATCATAATATTGTCGCTTTTAAGCCCTCCCCACCGGGGAGGGTTGGGAGGGGCTTTATTAAAATAATTTGGGTTGTTGTTTTTCCATTTCCTGCTCAATCTTCTTTCCAAGAGCGGCAAGGTGGGCGTCCACTTGCTTTTCGTAGCTTTTTGCCGCAGATAACGAAAGTGGGTCTCTGTTCTTGAAATAATGCGTTTGCATGCGCCGCATTTTATAAACAAGTTCTTCAAATGGTGTCATGGTTCCGGGATAATAGGTTCATAGTCGTAATTGTAATCAAGCTCCTGGTCAATCAGCTCAATATATTCCTTTTTGAATTCGGGGGCTTTATGTAGTTCATCCTGTTGGCTAAACTCAAAGTAGCGCTCGATGATCAACCCGATCACGTCAAGCTCGCGCTGCGAACGGGCAACGGGTAGGTTTTCAACCCAATTCCGGATCTGGTCGCTGGTGGCTGCCTGTACCTGGCTGATGGTCGGGTATAAACGCCTGTCGGCATCTTCTTTTGCCTTTTTGGCGATAACGATCAGCGAAATGGCAAAAAACACAATGACAAATCCTACGCAGGAGACAATCTCCCAAAGACGGCAGTCTCCGATCATCTGGCTCCAATCAATGTGCATGAGTGTATAGTTTTCAGGTAAAGTCATACGAGTTTCAGTTTTTTGGCAGTTAAGTTATCGACAGTATGCACCGAGCGTTCGCCGGGTAGTTTGGCCACCAGAACCGAGTAGAAGTAAATTCCGTTGTACTCTTTTTCTGAGTTGATTATGCCTATTCGGCCTTTGAGTTTGCGGTTTTTAAAACCGACGGGGAGGTCGAGTATTTCGACCTGTGCCCCAATTTCGATCTTAGTTTGCATCTGGCTGATCCTCCGTAGCGAAGTATGGAAATACATCGGCAATAGGCGATAATACCAACGAAGTGGTCTGGAATGGAACAAGCACGTAACTTAATCCTTCTTCGAGCCGGGCAAGTGCCTCTTTAATGTCGTCGGCAGCTACCAAAAAGTGGTTGTTGACCTTTTTCTCGCGACCGGCATGTTCGTCGATCGTTACCAGGGCAATGCGTGCCTTGTACCAAAACTGCCCGCCATCTGACGGAAATATTTCAATGATATTAGATTGCTTCACTGTTCGCCACGGATGTGCTGCTTCAAAACTTCGATTGCCCGCGCTTCGGCATCGGTGAAGCTGACCGCATCGATCAGGTAAGTTTCGGTTGTTTTACGTTCGCGCCCGTCGTTGTCAACTTTAACGTAACGCGCTTTTACTTCATACCAATTTTGCATCTTTGTAAAAATTTAAGTGATTGTTCTTAAGTTTTGCCCTCGCTGTAGCTTGCCGGCCTGCGGGGGCTTTTTTGTGGAGCGGGCAGGATTCGAACCTGCACGGTACATACCCAGCTAAAGGAAGTCTGACTCTTCCAACTATCAGCGTCTGCCAATTTCGCCACCGCCCCATTTGCCCCGGAGCTCAAGCCGGGGCATTGATTGCATATGAACAGTTATTAGAACGCCGGAGTTATAGCCGTCCGTGGGCTTTTTCTTTCTCTCCCCCTTTGGGGGAGTTGGAGTGGGCTTTCCATCCATTCAGCCGGTATACTTCATCACGTGCCTGGTCAAAGGTGAGATGGTCTCTTATTTTTCTACCCACAGCACATCTGTCTCCATAATCCCATTCCATGACCACCCAGCATGATCTCCGCTTTTCGTAAGTGTATTTCGGCTTCCGGGTTGTCATGCTATTTCCTTCTCCTTCTTGGGTTCTACAAAGAAGGTTTCTTCCTGTACGACCGCAATTCCTACCCGGCTAAATTGTTCCGCAACGTCCGGGTCGTCCCGGTCGGCCAACAGCCGGTCTTTGGCCGGTTCCTCCGAGGTGCGCACATAAGCGGGTAGGAATTCTTTCAGCAGGTTGGTCACTGCGCCCCAGGTGAAACCTCGCAGGGTTTTCAGTTTCGGTGTGCCTATCCTGAACCCTGCAATGCCGTGTATCGTTTCCAAACTTTTCTTTTTCGAGAACAGCTCTTCTTTATTTTCCTGTGCATAAATGCCCATGATCTCGAAGGCCTTGTCTTTTTCTTCGTTCAGTGCATTCAACGGGTCCTGGTACTTCTCCCTGATCCGGGTAATGTCAACGTCCATCCGGGCGGTGATGTGCTGTACTTTCGCATCGGCAGCAGCAAATGCCGCAAATGCGTTTTCAAACTCGTCGCGTGTAACGCCTGTTATCACGACTTTTTTTTCTCTTGTCTTTGCCATTGTAAATTAATTATTGGTTGAATAGTCCTTTTTCGTCAAGTTTCGATAATTCCCGGCGGGCGTTGATGCACATGTAATTGTTGAAGGTTGACCGGGAAATGTGAAACCTGTTTTTGATCAGGTTATAATAAATCCACTTTTGGGTTTTCCCGTGTGCTTTTTCTTCCTTCACAATCTCTTGTATCTCAACAACCAGTTCCAGAAAATTACGCCTGTTATAAGCCATAGTCGTTAGTTCAGTGATGATAGGTATTCGAGCTCGTCGGCTGCCAGTTGGTTGACGGCTTTAAAGTCTTTTTGCTTGTTCCTAAATGTGTGGTAAATATTCCGGAGCCGTTCGGCGGGTATGTCGTTAAACCGGCTATGCCCTGTCGCCCGGCAGGCTATTGCTTTAATGCGCTGCGCATCCGATTCCTGGCTGATAGTCCGCAGCCAACCGCCAATACTGGCCATTACCTGTTTGCGGAGCTTGTCGAGCGCCGGGGCTTTCGGATTGTGGTCTTTTTCAAGGGCTGCGCAAAGTTCCTCCAGCTCATCAACCGACAGGTCAAGCGAACTTTTCACACCGTAGCTTTCCATGATCAGGTCGCGGTCGGCCTTGTCAAGCCCGATCTTACTGGCAATCGCATGGTACTTTTTTACCAGTCTCGCGTGTTGTTGGTCTGTTGTTGTTTTCATCTCCGTATTTTTTTAGTTCATGGTTTGTCCCCAGTACATTTCACTCATTTCTTCGTTGATCTCGATAAGCCCGCCTTGCGAAAAACGGCTCGTGACAAATGCTCTTAAGCCTTTGATGTTGATAATCACTTTCGCCAGTTTCTTGGCCAGCTTCGCGCAGGCCGGGCTGGGTTCTTTCCGTTCTTCGTGTGCAACGAAAATGATCAGCTTATTGGGCAACGCGTTGATAAAATCACGGATTCCGACTCGCTTAAACTCATCGGGGTATATCGTGAGGTTATCGATTACAATAATGTTCGCCGTTTTTGGCTTCGAGAACTTTTCGATCATTTCCTCCACCGACAGGTATTCGTCAAACAAAATCTTGTCGGCAGGTGTAATCCCGGCTCTTTCACAAGCCAGTCTAAAACTGAGATCGGTGCCTTCCTCTGCACTTACATAGTGTACCTTGTCGTAATAGGCCAGGGCTTTCACCAACTGAAGGGTAAACCACGTTTTACCGTTTTTTTCAGGCCCGTATATCAGCCAGCACCCTTTCATCTCGGCTTCTCCAATTGCTTCGGCCAGTAGTTCGCGGTCGAAGCGGACCGTTTTGCCTGTTCTCTTGTCAAAAAGGTTGCGGGCGGTGAGAGATCGCGTCATGCGCTATAGCGTTTTCTTAGTTTCGGGCATGTTTAATATTTTCCGGATCAACTGTTCGGTGAGCGGCTCGCCCAGCCTGTCTGCTTCTCGCATGGCCGGAACAAGTACATCGTGCAACTCACCGTAATTGTCGCAATTGGATTGAAGGAACTGTTTAAGGTTCGCGTCAATACCATTTAAAAACTGTTTAAATGTCCGGTCGATGCCTGGAAGAAGGACAATCCCGAATTTGATCCGGCGGTAAAACTGCGGGATACCTGGTTTGTCTTTCCGGCGCAGTTTCTCCATGTTGTCCAGGAACTGGGGTGTGCCAACCATCACAATCGAGCAATACCCTTTGAGCGCATCGTGCATCTCTTTCATGGCGCAGAGTGCTGGTTGTTTCATGTATTCCGATTCGTCAAAGATGATCATCGGGCTAAATCCCTTCAGGTTCAATTCCTTCATCTTTGCCGTAATCGACCGTAGTTTCTGCGATTTCGTACGGGCATAGGGTATTTTTACGGCATCAAGGGTTTTGTCAATCAAATCGCCGATGTTGTCCGAGCTTCCAACGGTGATCACAAACACGTCCTGCGGGTTCACGCGTTTGAATAAGTCGGTCACGTAGGTTTTTCCGCAGCCTGTTTCTCCGATCAACGCGCGGGTGTAGCCGTATTCTTTGGCATCTTCCAACGTAACCAGGATTCGTTTCAGTTGGCTGGTCTCCTTGGTTTCCCAATAGGTTTTTTCAATTTGGAAGCCAATCGTTTCGGCCAGCTTGATAAACCATTTGTCCGAAATCTCAACCATGTTGCCTTTGCCCGAATCAATGCTGAATTCGCCTTTACGCATCGCAACCAGGTAAGCAGCATTAACGCCCGACTTGTCGGCCAGCGCATTCTGCGATAGGTTGTGCTGTGCCATGAATTTCTCAGCGGCTTCAACAAGCTGTATTTTCAGTTCGTTTTTCATAGTTATAAGTATTTATTGAGTGTTATTTTCGAGTCGATGTATTCTTCCTGTTCGTATTCCCATTCCCTGGCGGCCTGCTTTTCGGTTTTGGCATCCTGTTTCTTCGATACCCGCCTGCCCTCGGTAATGGCCCGCCCGGCGTTGCGTTCGTTTTTATGTTGCCCCCGGCTGTCAACCAATACAAGCTTCGCCAGGGTGTCGTTCAGTTTTGGGTTGTCAGCAAACAGTTCGTCCACCTGTTGGTAGGCTTCTGTTTTGGCTTCAATGATTTCGCTGATCAGGTTTTTATTGAAGTCGCGGACTTTTTGCAGTTCGTCGCTGTCGCCTGGCTTCCGGTCGCGCAGGGCCATCGGCTGTACATACTTTTCTTCGAGCAGAAACCGCAGTTTGCCGTCGGCACTTACGGCCATTGCCTGGCGTGGCTGTTCCGGGTCAAACCTCACGGTCCATTTTTCGCGGCTGTACCGGCGGAATTCCGGGTCGAAACAGTCGTAGTAATGTTTTTCGCCCTCAATGCTCATGATCAATCCATTCCCCGACAGTGAGTTGGTTTCGCCGGTTTCGGCTCCAAACCAATAGAGGTAGTTTTCAAGACTGAGCGCCAGTTTGTTTTCCGACGGCGTTTTTTCCCACATGGCGAGGTATTTCTTGCGCTTATCCGAACGCTCAAGGGTGATAATGCGGTCGATCTGGTCTGCACACCCAACTTTGTCCGGGAATTGATGCCGGTATTTATTGAGGTACTCAACGTTCGGCTGGTTGTCCTTTTTGGCCGTCACACCAAATCCCGACCAGTTGGGCATCAGCTGGCAGTACTTTTTATTGATTTGCTTGAAGTAAGGCTCTACCGGCTTGGCTTTCGCGTTCTTCACGCGGGCAGGGGTCACCTTGTCGGCAATAGCTTCATAGTAAGGTGTCAGCGATTTCAATGAATAGTGGTCGGATTGTAGCTGGTGTGTGCGGTATTTCGCGCCAAACAGTTCCTCGGTGTGTTTGATCGCGTTACGGATGGCGGCCTTTATCAGCTCCGGGCTTTCATGGGTTCCAATCGCGTAGCCAATCGGGTAATTGGCCGCAGGGTCAAGTATAACAACAGCGGTCAGCCGGTTGTGGTAGGTGGTAAGCTTGTTGCCTTTTGCGTCCAGGATGTTTTGCTGGTAAAGCAATTCCACATCCCATCCGTCCATGCTCCAGAAATAAAGTGGCGCGGTTGGTTTCGAGCGCCTTACCTGCATGGCTTTGGTATTCATAAATTCGGTAACCCCGCGCCTTCCGGCTGTTGTTAGTAAATCGTACTGGGCCCGGTAATTCTTGATGGTACCAACGGTAACGGTTTTCCAGTCCATTTTTTCAGCCACCATGTTGTACATTACACGTATCTGTTCATTGTCCAGGTTCCGTGGGTCATCAAACAACCGTATCAGGACTGATTCTTGTTTTACGTCGGTGATTTTTTGGGCTACTTTATTGCAGAAGTTTCCGTGTATCAGCGCTTCGTAGCCTTGTTTTTTATAGTCTTTCAGCTTTCTGCGTAGGCTGGCCGGGTTGGCCGGCAGGGTGTGCTGCTGAATGTCGCGGAACCGGTTGCATTCGTTTGTAACTATCGTCCAAACATCCTTCACTTGCCCGCGAAGGCTTTTCCGAAGTTCATAACGCTTTGTGTAAATGTGGTCAACGGTGTTCAGTACCGAAGCGTTCAGGATGTATTCGTCGATCACGGCGTCGGGCAGTAGTTTGCCGTC